GAAATATTTTGGAAGTTTCATGGATGAGTTCTGTCATATGAATTTAAACGTGGGATCAGCGATAGGAATAAATCCCTATGGAAATGATTGGAATACATTAGCTTCCAAGCTCTTAAGATTCAGCAAAAGTAGTGACGAAGAGTGTATTGGTGCTGGTGACTTCTCTTCTTTTGATTGCAGTCAACAGGTTGAAATTTTGAATAGGATTCTCACTATTATCAATGATTGGTACGGGCTTAATCCCAGAGAAACTTACATTCGTATGTGTCTTTGGTCCGAAATTACTAGTTCTCGTCATATTTATGACGACAAACTATATTTTTGGTATAACAGTTTACCTAGTGGCAATCCTTTAACTGCAATTGTTAATACCATGTATAATAATATTGCATTTAGATGTTGTTGGATCAGTATGGGGCTTGATCCTGTGCTTTTCAATAAGAATGTGTACCTCGTAGCTTTAGGAGATGATAACATATTTTCTGTTTCCGATAAGTATAGAGAAAAGTTCAATGAAATAACCCTAAGTGTGCACATGGCTAAGATAGGTTTGAAATACACCAACGAAAATAAAAGTATATCTTTTGTCAAGTTGAGGCCTATCTATGAGGTCAGTTTCTTAAAGAGAAGTTTCAGGTTTGAGAAAATTGTTAACAGATGGGTTGCCCCTATATCTTTGGAGACTATTTCGAATGAGTTGGACTGGACGAAAAAGATTGATAGCAATGCCATTAGTAAAGATAAAGCTATGATAGCTATAAGGGAACTTTCTCTTCATGGGAAAGCTAAATTTGATAAGCATTTTGAAGATATTAAAAATGCTGTTAGAGATAATATTGACAGTGTTCCACCTACTGGTGGATGGCCTCGAGATTGGATGGAAGTCTTATTGACTGTAACTCAACTCGAGCACATTCTTTGCTAATCAAATATGACCGATTGTGTATGTCGATAAACTACCACACGTGCTTGTGTTGCGCGTTACTTTAGAAACACAGCCCCAAAGGCAACAGAAAGTGTGATCTTGCCATTACTATAGTGTATGTATTGGTATTGCTGCTATCTGAATGTCGTGCCTTATTTAA